AATCACCCAAGGCCAACCCTCCCATCCGTGATCGGGTGGCTTCTGTTCAAGCTTTGCTGGAGAACGGGAAAGGTCAGGTAAGGCTGCAGATTGCCGCCAACTGCAAGCGGACAATCGAATGTTTAGAGCTGCAGAGTTATACCGAAGCGGGCGATCCTGACAAAGATGCGGGCTACGATCACATGAATGATGCGTTGGGCTATCTCGTCTACCGGGATTTCTCAATGCTCCATGCCCGCGCTGGTCGTGGTACTGGAATCAGGCTTTACTAAACTGCGAGCATTGGGCGGGATTTAGCTGTGTATTCAGGCTTTTCTGGTCGGCAACGTGTAGGCAACGTCACGACGGTTGAAAGCCCGAATACGGCTTACGTCAACATGGAGCCGCATTGGCTGCTGATTGAAGCACTTTTGCAAGGCACTTACGGCATTAGAAAAGGGCACCGAAAATATCTACCTCAAGAGCCAAGAGAACTTGACGAGGCTTATGACAACAGGCTGATGCGTTCAACGCTTGCGCCTTTTTACGTGAGGCTTGAGCGGATGCTGGCGGGGATGTTGACCCGCAAGCCTGTGCGTCTTGAGGATGTCAGCGATGTTGTCACTGAGCAGCTTTTTGACGTTGACCTTCAGGGCAACGATTTAAATATTTGGACTTTTGAGACCGCTCGCAAGTGCATTCGCTATGGGCACGTCGGCGTTCTTGTTGATGCGCCAAAGGCAGGCGATAGCGGCAGGCCGTATTGGACGCAGTACACGCCGCGAGACATCTTGGGCTGGCGGTCTGAAGTCAAGGATGGCAAGCAGCAGCTGACCCAGCTCCGACTGATGGAACAAATCACCGTGCCTGATGGCCTGTACGGCGAAAAGCAAGTGCAGCAGGTACGCGTGCTCACCCCTGGCGCTTTCGAGATTCACCAGAAGGACAAGAAAGGCGACTTTGTGCTGATTGATGAGGGCAGCACAAGCCTTAGCGAGATTCCGTTTGCTGTTGCTTATTCCAACCGCGTTGGTGTTCTTGAGTCGCGGCCACCGCTGGCAGACATTGCTGAGCTGAACCTAAAGGCGTATCAGGTTCAATCTGACCTCGACAATCAGCTGCACATCAGCGCCGTGCCGATGCTGGCAATCTTTGGATTCCCGCAGTCAGCAGAAGAGATCAGTGCAGGCCCAGGCGAAGCGATGGCGCTGCCTGAAGGTGCCTCAGCTCAATACATCGAGCCATCCGGCAACAGCTACAGCGCACAGTTCCAGCGACTGGAGCAGATCGCTAATCAGATCAATGAGCTGGGTCTTGCTGCTGTACTAGGTCAAAAGCTCAGCGCAGAAACTGCAGAAGCCAAGCGCATCGACCGCAGCCAAGGCGACAGCACGATGATGGTCATTGCTCAGCAGATGCAAGACCTGATTGACAACTGCCTCGGCTTTCACGCGCAGTATATGCAGCAGGCGCAAGTTGGCAGCAGCTTTGTCAATCGCGATTTCTTGGGCGACCGTTTGGAGCCACAAGAGATTCAATCCCTGCTGCAGCTTTACACCGCAGGCACGATCACACAGGAAACCCTGCTTAAGCAGCTTTCAACAGGCGAAGTCCTTGGCGATGACTTTGATGTTGAGCAAGAGCTGGACGCGACTCAGTCCGGCGGCTTGATCGAAATGCAACAGCCTGAACCCACGCCACCTGCCGCAGAAGAGGCCACAATGCCAGAAGCGGAGCCGGAGGTTGAGGATGAGTTGGCTGGATAATCTGCGGAAACGCAAGCCGGAGGATCCCATCAATCGGCTTTTGTTTTTTTCAAGGCAGGAGCTGACAGAGCAGACCTATGCAGTGATAAGGATTACTTGGTATCTGCAGGGCAAAATCTGTGGCGTGTCAGAAACGGCGATCGGTTTGTATGAGCAAGATGTGATCGCTGAGTTTTCTGATTTTGTCGGGAATGCTTTGCGCGCTGGCTGTGATGTTTCTGTGGCTTGCATTGACGATCCGCAAAACCTTGGCCTTTGTGATCCATGAGCGAGCCAGAGGCGTTTTACCGACAGGCGATTGACCTGAACCGATATAGCAATCACGTCGCGCTGAATGTGATGCGGGCGTACAACGACATCGTGATTGATGCGTTGCAGAAGCTTGATGATGTTGGCTCGTTGAACCCAAGGGAAGCGGCACGGCTGAACGCTCTTTTGGCTCAGGTGCGCGAGAGCCTTGACACCTGGGCTGGGGATAGCTCTGTTTATGCAGTGCAGGAGTTTAATGGCTTGGCACGGCTGCAAGCTGACTTCATCTCAGGGCAGATCAAAGATGTGGTGAAGCCAAGTTTGGCTAGCACTATTCGCACTGTTGAGATCACACCAGATTTTGCGCGGTCTGTTGTTTTGGCTGATCCAACAGACATCAGCGCCGCTGTGTTGCAGCCAAGCCTTGAGCAGCAGGTGCGTGGGCAGTTTCCTGGTCTTGTGAGTCTTGATGCTGGAAAAGGTGCCTCTTTGGTGCTCCCGAACGGCAAAACGCTAGGCGCAGGATTCAGGCAGTTGGCCGAATCTTCTGCCGCTAAGTTCCGCGTCACCGTTCAAAACGGGATGCTTACGGGTGAAAATCTGCGCGACATGGTCAAAAGGCTGCGCGGAAACCTGCAGCTTGCTGACGCAGCAGGCATCGGCCAGACCATTGCAAAAGGTGGCGAGTTAACGACGCTTGCTGATTCACAGATCAGGGCATTGATCCGCACGTCTGTGACGCAAATGGTAAATACGGTCAACCAACAGACGTACATAGCTAATCAGGATGTGATTGATTCATACCGCTATCGGGCGGTTTTGGATCTGCAGACGACACCAATCTGCCAATCTCTTGATGGCAAAGTGTTCAAGTTTGGCAAGGGTCCGCAGCCGCCTCAGCACTTTGGTTGTCGGTCAACCATCGTATTCATCACAAAGACTGAAGCCGAAGGTGATTTCAGGGAGCGAACGCAGCGTGCGGCACTTGGCGGCCTTGTCCCGTCTGATATGACCTATCCGCAATGGATCGCCAAGCAATCAGCCGCAGACCAAGCGAAAGCCTTGGGCGGCGAAGGTAAGGCCAAACTGTTCCGCAGCTTGCTGAAGGAAGAATCACCGCAGAAAGCCTTGGCCAAATTCGTCAGCAAGGATGGATCGGAAGTAACTTTGAAACAGCTGCAAGCGAAGTACGGTGCCTCTTAAGCGCGGCAGCAGCAAGCAAATCATCTCGGAGAACATCCGCAGGCTGATGCGTGAAGGCAAGAGCCGCACGCAGGCGGCAGCGATTGCATTTAAGGAAGCTAGAAAACGGCGGAAGCGTTAATCTTTTGTTGTACCTGCCAGGTGACTCGATGGCACTTCACAGCAAGTTCAAGCTCAAGGCCCAGGGCGAAGAGGCGAAGCCCAAGGCGACCGCCAAGAAAAAGCCCGCTAAAAAGGAAGCACCTTCGGAGGCTGAGTGATGCCTGGTCATTACGGAATGGGTAAGCCCAAGAAAAAAAAGAAGGGCGGCAAGAAAAAATGAGGACTGGACAGCGAGTTAAATGGGCCTACGGTGGCACGATCACTTACGGCAAGATCGTTAGCAAGAAAGGCGCTGGCCTGTTTTCGGTCAAAGGCCCTTCTGGCGGCACCGTCAAGCGTCGTGGGACTGAAGCCAACCCCGTTTATCTGATCAAATCAGAAAGCACAGGCAGCTCAGTTCTCAAAACACTCTCTGACCTAAAGCCAGCACCCAAAGCCAAGTGACGATCAAACGCGGTGGCCATACGTTTGCGGGCTTTAATAGGCCCATCCGCACGCCAGACCATCCGAGCGGCAAATCTCACGCTGTTGTCGTTAAAGACGGCGATAAACCGAAGCTCATTCGGTTCGGGCAGCAGGGCGCTAAGACGAAACGTCCGCGCAAAGGTGAGAGTGCTGCTGACAAGGCTAAACGTGCGTCATTCAAGGCACGCCACGCAAAAAATATCGCGAAGGGGAAGACATCTGCCGCATTTTGGGCAGACAAAGTAAAGTGGTCGTGAAAACAACCTTACGGGTTATTCATGTCTGAAGAGCAAAACCAGGAGATTACGTCTCCCGCAGCTCCAAACAATTCTGAGCTTGATGCACTGAAGAGCAGCATCCAGGCGTTAGAGAAAAAGAACTTTGAGCTAATTGGAAAGCTCAAAAGCGCAAAAACAATTCCCGACGGCGTTGACGTTCAAGAGTTGCTTGACTTCAAACGCAGTGTCGAACAGAACAAGCTCGAATCAGAAGGCAAGTACACAGAAGCCAGACAGGCTCTGGAGCAGCAGTTCCGTGAGGCGGCGGAGGAGAAGGACAAGCGCATTAAAGAGCTTGAGGCGCGAGTCCGGGAACTTGAGCTGATTGCACCTGCGAACACAGCATTGGCTGATGTTGTGCATGATCCCAGCATTGTGTTTAAGGCTCAGCTGCTTAATCCAAATCAGATTGAGCGCGAAGCTGATGGCACGGTTGTCGTGGTCAATGGCTACGAGCGCAAGCCGATCGGTGAATGGGCTAAGACCTTGCCGAGTTACATGCAGAAAGCACCTAAGCCCGTTGGCAGTGGTGCGCCTTCAGGACGCAGCGCAGGCGGTGACATCCCCCCAGGCACAAAGAATCCCTTCGCCAAAGAGTCTTACAACCTCACAGAACAGTCCCGTCTTTATCGCACGGATCGGGATATGTATGAAAGGTTGAAAGCTGCTGCTAACCGTTAATATGATCAACAAGGCAAAGCTACGCAGAGCCGTTCGGGTTACGCCCACACCGTAAACATCTTTTTTGAGGATCTGTCATGGCGACTCTTCGCTCTGACATCATCATCCCCGAGGTATTTACGCCTTACGTCATTGAGCAAACCACTCAGCGTGATGCCTTCCTGGCTAGCGGTGTGGTGCAGCCAATGGCTGAGCTAAATGCTGCCGAGGATGGTGGTGACTTCGTTCAAGTGCCTTTCTATAAGGCCAACCTGTCAGGCGATTTTGAGCGTCTGACGGATAGCTCATCCCTGACCCCTGGCAAGATCACCGCAGACAAGCAGGTTGCTGCTGTTCTGCACCGTGGTCGCGCCTTTGAGTCTCGTGATCTGGCTGCCCTGGCTGCCGGTTCTGACCCGATGGCTGCCATCGGCAACAAGATTGCTGACTACATCGCCAACCAACGCCAAAAGGATCTTCTGTCCTGCCTGGCCGGTATTTTCGGCGCTGTTGGTGACACCAGCTCCGCATCTTTCGCAGCTCTGGCTGTTGATGGCGCGTCTGGCGACACCCCCACCCAACTGACTGCCCGTCAGATTGTTGAAGGTCAGTCACTGCTGGGCGACCAAGGCGACAAGCTGGCTGCAATCGTTGTTCACCCCAAGGTGTACTACGACCTGAAAGAGCGTCGTGCTCTGGACATGATCTACGACGACGCAGGTCAGCCTGATACTGGCGCAACTCAAGGCTCACTGGCTGGTGCCTTTGGTCCTGTTGCTGTTCCCACCTTCATGGGAATGCGCGTGATCGTGTCTGCTGATGTGCAGACCGCTGGATCCGGTGCCACCACCGAATACGCCAGCTACATGTTCACCCAAGGTGCCGTTGGCTCCGGTGAGCAGCTGGGGCTCCAGACAGAAACCGATCGTGACATCCTCGCCAAGAGCGATGCCATGTCGATTGATCTGCACTACGTGTACCACCCAATCGGTTCATCGTTCTCCACTTCAGTTTCCAACCCCACTCGGGCACAACTGGAAACCGTGGGCAACTGGACCAAGGTGTACGAAACCAACAACATTGGCATCGTGCGGATTACCACCACCAGCGCACTCGACTGAGGAGGTAACTAACCATGGCATCCATTTTTGAGGCAACAGCTGGCAACCTTGTCGGCCCCGCTACTGGCGGTACTGTCACCCAGGCCACCAGCAAAGCCACCGCTGTGACTCTCAATGCAGAGTCCGGCCAGATCACCCTTGACGATGCTGCACTTGCAGCAGGCGCTGAGGTTTCTTTCACTGTCAACAACGACAAGATCGCTGCCACTGATGTGGTGGTGTGCAACCACGGTTCCGCTGGAACCGCTGGTTCTTACCTTGTACAGGCCAACTCGATTGCCGCCGGATCTTTCGCGATCACTGTGGCAAACCTTTCGACTGGCTCACTTGGTGAGGCAATCGTTGTCAACTTCGTGGCTCTGAAGGGCGCTAGCTCCTAATGGGTCTTTTCGCCTTCAGGCGGATGAAGGAACGTGAGGCCGCTGCACAAGCGGCGGTCTCCGTCCCTGATAAGCCGACCAAACAGACTTCTACTGTGACGCCCGATGGCAGTAACAATCGACGCAACAGCGGGCGGCGCAAACGCCAACAGCTACATAACTCTGGCCCAAGCTGACGCGTACGTTGACGCGATGATCAGCAGCACGGATGTCGGCAAGTGGGACACCGGCAACACTGACAGCCGTAACCGAGCGTTAGCCGCAGCAGCGCAACGCTTGGATCGTGAAAGGTTTTTAGGCGCACGCGCTACGGATACGCAAGCATTGCAATGGCCGCGTACTGGCGTGCGAAAGCCCGATACTTACGTCAATACGTACGCCACTGGCTTTCCTTTCCGCATCTCTGAGGATTACTTCACCGACGAGGAGATCCCAGATCAAATCAAGCGGGCGCAGATTGAGCTTGCTGTCTACCTGCATAACAACACGGACGGCATCAGCCTCAGCGGCTTAAACGATTACAAGAGTGTGAGCATTGGCAGCATTAGCGTCACGCCTGACAAGGCTGGTGCTGTTGGCGCTGACCACGTGCCGCCGATGTTTGAAAGGTACTTGACAGGTCTTAGAATCAGTGGACCAGGCAACATCGCTATCAAACGGAGCTGATCATGTACGGAGACTTGAAAGGCGGCTTCGAGTTCATCTCAGACACCGCTGAGCACACTGGCCGGTTTTGCTTGGTTTACTTCAAAGAAGACACGGTGATCAGTGCAATCACTGTGCAGAACGCAACCGGCAACAGTTTGGCCGGTGAGACTTTTGTTGCTGACACTAAGATTTCAGGCATTGTCACAAGCATCACGCTGACCAGCGGGGCCTGCCTTGCTTATCGCGTCTGATGGCACTTGCTGACTCGCTGGGCAAGGTTGCAACCAACGTGCTTAAGGCGTTGGGTGCTGACGTGACGATCCGTTATGTCACCAGCGGGGCTTACAACACGACGACTGGGCTAAGCGGTGAAACCGTAAGCGATGTCAACGTCAAAGGCGTTGTTGAAGGGGTTTCAAAATCTGAGGTGAATGGGCTGATTCAAGCGCAAGATAAGCGTTTGATTGTTTCGGCTGAAGAGGTAGGAACAGCACCTGGGACTAAAGACCGAGTTGTGATCCTCTCTGTTGTCTATCAGATCATTTCTGTTAACACGGTTGAGCAAGACAACACGGCGATCACTTACGAACTGATCTTGAGGGGTTAGAGCTATGGCAAAGATTCAGTTCAGCCAAATTGATGAGTACATCAAGGGCCAGGTTGAAACGCTGGTCAAAGAAGCTGGCACGGACTTGAGGAATCGCGTTGTCAGTCTTAGCCCTGTGGGAGAGGTGAACGGGGGCACGTTTAAGTCGAACTGGCAGCCGCCCGTCCATTCCGGGCTGGTCTCGCGGGTTGTGAATAATACGCAAAATTACGGGGTCGCCATTACGTTTGGTGGTGCGGCCAAGCCTCGTTCTTGGGGCGGCAGATTCCGGTCACGGTATGGACTGCCTGAACGCTGGCCTGAAAAATTGGCTATTAAGGAGACGAAGGAAGCAATCCCAGGGATCTGGGCCAGCATCGTGAGGCGGGGATGACTAGTTCTTACAACGACATCAGGCAAGCCATTGAGGCTCGGATCGCAACGGAGATGGCGGAGTCTCCGGCTTATCAGGTCAGCTATGAGAATGTTCCATTCACTCCGCCAAACAACAGCACCTGGATCAAGGTTCAAGTGCGGTTTGGAGCCAACAGCTACGCAACTCTTTTGGGTCCATCAACTGGCAGCAATCGGCAGTCAGGGATTGTTGTCATCGGCATTTTCACGCCTATAGGCGTCGGTACTGGCGACAATTTGACTGTCGCAGAACGCCTCAAAGATTTGTTTGATCGCAAGATCGTCAGTCAAATTATCTTCGATGCAGCTGACGGGCCGGAAATCATTGAAAGCGCCTCGCCTGAATCCTTTTTTCAAACGGAGCTAGCCATAACATTCAATGCGTTCGTACAATGAGCTGAGCCAACTACCGTACAAACGTCATGGCAACCACTCTGTCCGGTACGTCCGGCGCCCTGTATTACAAGCCCGCTGGCACTGACAGCACGTTCACCTCATCGAACGTGACCAATGCTGACAATGAAATCAATGTCGGTACTTTCCTCAACTTCAAAGTCAACGACAAGGTTGTCTTCGGTGCTGGCACTGGCGGCACCCTGCCTGCCGGTCTCACTGCGGGCACTGATGTATTCATCTTGACCTACACCGCTTCAACCGGTGTAGCCACGTTCTCGGCGACTGCAGGCGGCTCTGAGCTTGCTTTGACTGACGATGGCACTGATGGCACCACGCCATTCACCATTAAATACAGCGAGTTCCAAGCGGTTGGAGACGTTCGTGAATGGAGCTTTTCCATCACAAGAGACGAGATCGACGTGACCACGATTGGTCAGACTCTCGGCCAAAACGCACCGTTCAAGACCTACATCACCGGCTTTGCTGATGGTGAAGGCTCTGCGACGATTTATACCACTGACGACGACACCACCATTGCATCCCGCTTGGTGGAAGACGTAATCCAGCGGATTCAAACCGGCGTGCAGTTCAAGCTGTATATCGACCGTGTCGTTTCTTCCGGTTCTGTGGATGAGACGCTCAGCCGTTCAATCACTATGGAAGCTGTGCTGACTTCTGCCAGCTATTCTGTGAACCCGGACGACGCGCAATCGATTGAAGTTGGATTCCGTCCTTCCGCTGTGCCCACTTTTGATCTTGCTAAGACATAATCACAATGTTGGTAAGGTTTCCCCCGGCTTGTGCTGGGGGATTTTTTATGCTTACAATTCCATCGGATAGAAAATCTGTATGCCTTCGTCTTCATTGCGTGCGCTTGAGCGTCTTAAAAAAGCCGCGAATCTTGTTCCTATCAAGCGCATTGTCACCTTGTGCAGTGGTGAGGAGTTTGAATTTTGGAGCACCCCGCTGACGATGGCTGAGCGGGAAAAGGCTCAAAAGGCAGCGAAGAGCGACGACGTAAACCTGATGGCGTTGCAGCTTTTGGTGGCTAAAGCTCTGGATGAAAACGGCCAGCGCATGTTCACGGCTGGGGAAATTTCTGAGCTGAAGAATGAGGTGAGAGACGAAGATCTTCAGGCGATGATGCTTGCTCTTCTTACTGGAGAGGGCAACGTGACCGAGGCTGAAGCAAAAAACTAGCTCAGTGTCTCAAGAATGACTATCCCTTAAGACTCTTGATGCGTATAGCTCGCGATCTGGGCTATACGCTTTCAGAACTCACACAGCGTATGTCTCGCGAAGAGCTGCAGCTTTGGAGCGTGCTTTACGAGGTTGAGTACAGAGAGGAAGAAGAACTTAGGCGTAAAGCCAAGCGGCGTTAGACTTGAGGCACTGTAGGTCGATCCCGTGGCTGAGGCTTCTGTTGTCGTTAGGGTTGACGCTAGCCAAGCAGTCAAGCCTTTAAATGACGTAAGCAAGGCCGCGACGACTGGCAAACAAAAGCTCGACAACCTTGGTAAGTCAGCTGGCGGCGCTCAGACAAAATTAGCTTCGCTTAAAGGGGCAGCTTCGCAGCTCGGAACAGTTCTGAGGGGCGTGGCGGGAATCGCGATTCTTAGCTTTTTCAAAAGCGCAGCAGGCGCAGCGTCTGACTTTGAGGCGGAAACGTTGTTGCTGGAAAGAGGTCTTAAAAATGTTGGCGCAGGGGCTGGTGAATTGGACAAGTTGCAGCAGTCAGCCGACAGGCTTGGCAAGCAAACCTTGTTTAATGAAGACGAGTTTCGGCAAGGATTCGGCCTGCTGACTTCTTTTGGAAACATCGGCGTTAGCACTTATGACAGTGTTGCTATGGCGGCAGCAAACGTTGCGCAAGTGAGCGGCACTGATGTGTCTAGCGCCTTTATGCAATTAGCAAAGGCGTTGAATGATCCCATTACGAACTTGTCGGCTCTTAGCAGATCTGGTATTCAGTTTACCGAAGAGCAGAAAGCGACAATTAAAAGTTTGGTCGAAACCGGCCAGGCAGCAAAAGCTCAGTCAATGATTCTGAAAGAGCTTGAAAAGCAATATGGGGGCACGGCTGTTGCCGCAGCAGGAGGCGCGGCAGGTGTTCGGGATACATTTGGAGAAGCAATGTATGACCTGCAAAAAGCCGTTGGAGGAGTTGTCAACACAGCGTTGCCGCCTTTGTTGAATGCATTAACGACTCTGATCAATGCCTTCACGAGTCTTCCCGCCCCTGTTCAGACTTTCATCGTTGGTCTCACTGGTTTGGTTGCGGCAGTGGCCGTGTTGGCCCCTGTCATTGGTGGACTCGTCACAACGTTCAAGTTATTCGCTGGCCTTAAGATTGGCGCGACTATTGCGGGTTGGCTGCCAGCCGTCGTGCAGCTTGGCGCTTCTCTAGGGGGCTTGGCGAAAATTCTTATCGGCGTTTTCAGTGGTCCGGTTGGCTGGGTTGCATTAGCGGTGGCTGCTGGTGTCGCGATTTACAATTTCAGGGATCAAATTGGACAGGCTTTTAATGCTATCGGCGGCTTAATCAAAAAAGCTGCCAATCTCTACAAAACAGTTTGGATTGATCCTGTTATCTCTTTAGGCAAAAAAGTTTTTGATACGTTGAAAGGCATATTCGACAAGGTTTTTGACGTTCTGAGCGAGCCATTCCAGAAGGCTTGGGATTTTGTCTCCAACAATTTCTTAAATCCGATTGGCGATGCAGTCACCCAAACGATTCAAAACATTCAATCAGGATGGGCAAGGCTTGGGGAGATTTTGTCTGCGCCTTTTAAGGCGGCAGCGAGTGTGATTAGGTCGGTTCTCAACAACATAATCGGCGGGGTTGAAAACGTTATCAACGGCATGGTCAATGCAATCAACCGCTTAGTTAGCGGAGCCAATCGGATTTCAAGCGCAGTAGGCGGGCCTCAGATTCCAACGATCCCCAACGTTAGTTTCGGTCGCTTTGCTGATGGCGGAGTCGTTGATGGTCCGACTCTTGGACTGATCGGAGAGGGTGGCGAGCGTGAGTACGTTGTCCCAGAAAGCAAAGCCGCTGGGTTTGCGTCTAATTATCTGCAAGGCCAGCGTGGAGCCAGCGCCATCCCAGGTTTTGCGGAAGGTGGTGTGGCTGGCCCAATTAACATTCACACAGGGCCTGTTATGCAGCAAGATGGCCGGAATTATGTGACGGTAGAGCAATTCACGCAAGGTATGCTCGATCTAAGGGACTATGTCGCAGGGTCAAGAAGTTATGGAGCGCGTCGTTATGGAGGCATCAGCTGATGAGCAACAGAGGCCAGGCTCAATATCTACGGGTCTATATTTCGGGTGGAGCGGATCAAAAGCTATGGCAGAACTTCTATGTCAACACTGACGTAACACTCTCATCTAAGACCTACAACTACTTTCCGTTTGAGTGGAGCGGGGTTAGCGAAAGCTCGGCTTTGAGCGGCCAGACGGTTTCATTAAAGCTGCCTGCCACATCATTAGCGATTAACTGCTTTGAGACTGCCTTTAAGCAGCAGCAGCTGTGTTTGGTCAGCACTTATGAGTTTGATACGCGACTCGGCATTGACCTTCCGCAATCTGGCCAGACTTTAATCGCTGAATTTTTAGGTTATGTCGCTTCGATGAATGGATCGTTTACAGAGCTTACAGTTGAGCTAGGATCAACCTTGGCCCCGATTGGAGCGCAAATCCCGTCTAGGACGGCTACAAATGCGTTAGTAGGAGTCCCGATACAGCTATGAGCATTCGCGTTTCAGATCCTCTGTTTTTGCTGTCGGCGCAGACCGGCCTAAGTGCTGGGGAGCTTAAAGCGAAAGCTGCTGCTGGCAATCCAGATTTAGAGAAAAAGCAGGAAGCGTTAAAGACTGGCGAACCAATCCCCATTCTTTTTGGCCGCTTCAGGAACGGTAGTGGCGGCGTGATGGTGCAGCCAAAAATAACAGAAGCTTATTTTTCTAATTCAATCGTTGAAAAAGATATATCAACAGACGGTGGTACGGTTGTTGCAAGTAAAGCTATCGAAAGACTTGAGCTTAAGTATCTTGCGGTTTTAAGTGAAGGAGATATGCCGCAGTTACAAGTAAGAGACTTGTTTCACGGGACTTGCAGGCGCGGCACGTACAACCAGGCTTACAGCGCCAGGGCTGGTACGTGGGATCCAGGAAATGAGACTTATGACTTTTTTACTTATACCGCTACTCTTGCACCAAGCGGTACCGAGGCTTTCAACATTACCACTTTAAGTCAAGGTGAATCAGTAGATTATCCTACAGGCAATTTGTATTATTATCGCAGCTCTGATAACATTATTTACCAACTAGAAAAGAAAGAGTACGGATTTCCTGTTTTCTGCGGCAATTCTGGTTCATATAGCGGCTTAACAACTTTAAGTTTTGAGTATAACTTGGATGATCCTGACTCTGAAAACGTATCAAAGACTTTAAACGTATTTATTAGAAATGGTCTGCAAGTCACTCGTTTAGTAGACAGCGTAACAGCCGAGTCCGACAATTACGTTGACCTAGTCAAGTATTTGTTTCAAACAAACAATCGTCTGGCTGACGACTTGATCGACACCACCGCACTAACTACTGCCGCAAGGTTTACCGACACTAACAGCTTCTTGTTCAATGGAGCGATAACAGAAAGCCAGAACCTGCTGGATTGGATACAGCAAACATCTGTCAACTTTTTGCTGCGAATTACCAATACAGGCGGCAAGTTCGGGCTGCAGCCACGACTGCCTTACAACACGGACCACACGATTAAAACAACTCAGGTGACGCCCGAGTTTACGTTTACAGAAGAGCATGTTGTTGACGGCGGCTTTGAGATCGAATACATCAGCCTGGAGGATCGTCAGCCAGTTTGTTTTGTTATTCAGTGGCGTCAGCAGCCCGAGGCTAATTTTGGTTTGGTACGCACCGTTGAGGTCAGATATACAGGCGAGGCCACAAGCGGCCCATTTATAGATATTGATATGAGTAACTACTGCACGAATGAAAACCATGCAGTGAAGGTTGGAGCGTTTCGGTTAGCGCAACGCAAGTTTATTACGCACCATCTGCGTTTAACTGTGCGCGAGCAAAATTACAACAGCACTCTTGTTGTCGGTGATTTGGTGCGTGTGCGTTTACGCCGCGAGACAGACGAAGGCGAAGTTGAATACCACGACAAGCTTTACGAGATCAATCGGATTGAAAAAAGTTTTTCTAGTACGATTGTTTACGACCTAACGCATTTTCCTATTGACTCACAAGGTCGCAGCATTATTGCGCGTGAAGTCGCCGATGCTGTTGGAGCGGGTAACACCATTGACGTTGGCAGGACCACGTTCGATTGCGACGAGAATAGCCCTACGGATAATACGCCGATTGGCGGAAGTACCGGAGGTGGAGGCAGCAACCAGCCTCTTCCTGCTGATACTGAAGTTCCGCTTCCGCAGCCGGATGATGTAGATAGTCCTTATCCAGACGGACCAAACAGTCCAGCAGATCCAATCGATGAATCAGTAGACGATGATTCTCAGCTTGATCATGACGGCACTGGAGATTTCCCGATTGCCGGAGGCAATGCTTTTGTTCCTGGAAGTGCTTTGCCTTGTGTCGGTCGAGTTTGCTTCTATCGCCAGGACAAAAATGGCGGTGAGAGAGTGCTGAAGCAGTGCGTCACTCAGCAAATATCCGGAAATTATTATTCAAGCATTACAACCGATGATATTGATCACTACATTATTGCGGTGGGTCAATGCCAAGATCCAAGCGACCCATCAGGCTATGGCCCTGAGATCAACTTTGGTCAGATCGGCCCAGCAGAGCCTGACACGAGCATTTATGGATATGTTCGCTGGATAGGAACAAAGTCGAAAGAAAATCCTGGCACTCCTTCGGAGGACTTTGAAGTTGAGGAGACAACTCCATGGCAGACACTTTTCTCAAGCGTAGGAATTAGAGGCTTAGCTGGTTGCTCTCTGGGCACAACACCGATTGAAGGGTGTAGTGGCACTGGTGCGTTTGTTGGCCCTTGTGATTATTTTGTGAACTGGAGAAGTTCTGTTTGGGCTGTTATTGGAGTCACATCTGGCGGAAGCGGCAACTTAGGTTTTGGAGGCATAGTCTCTGGAGGGTGTGGCGGATCGCAGATTCCAGGAGGTGGTGCGGCAATGCAATTCCAAGGCCAAACCACTTCAAATGCCACGTATAGGCTTAATGGCGTATGGGAGTTTGGCAATTTTGTGGACGGCGAAATAGTTGCTGAACAACGCTGGGACGGATACAAAGAAAGTGATCCGCCCGGTGGCGCAGTGCCTGGTGCTTGCACTCTTACTTGCTCGTAATGGCTGATTTTCCTTCGCTAACTCCGCAAACGAGAGCTTATACCCCTGGCTCGTATGCAGTTTTGCGCACTAACACGTTTTCAGGCGATGAAGTATCAGTTCGTCGAAACAACGCTGCTTTTGATCATCGCTTGCGCCTCACCTTCATAAGTGGGTCGGTCACGGATCAAAATACAGTTTTTTCGCATTATGCAGTTCACAACCGCTTCCAGCCCTTCGACCTACCGACTTCAGTGCTGTCTGGTTCGGAGCTGACTTTTCCGGCCAATTACCAGTGGATTTACGCCGGACCTCCCGAGGTTTCATACGACCCAGGAGTCGTTACGGTATCGGTAGAGCTGCAGCTTGTGGCCCCTTACGAAGTTTGACATGACCACTTTCCCTTCTTTGGTCCCTAATGCAATTTCGTTAAACCACGGGGTGCCGCAGGTTAGTGAGTACCAAGCCTTTGGCATTGGACCTATACGTTTTAGGCATAACAACTATGTAAACGGCCAGGAGTTCCAACTGGTATATCAGGCTTTAGATCAAGACTCTATTGAGTTAATACGAAGCCACTACCAAGACAACGGTGGAACGTCAGGACAGTTTGATGTTCCGATTTCTGTTCTTGCTCTTGTCAACACCACAGACTCTTCCAGTAAGTACAGATATACGCAAACACCGACTGAGGAACATATTGGCCTTCAGCGATACAACATAACTATTTCCATTAGAGCTATTGAAGGGATATTACTTGAGTTCGCTTTGGACGCGGGCGGAACAACTGTTCCAGCTGAGGAGGATGTTGATGAATTTGTGTTCTCTGGAACGGGGCCTTTTATTTTGAATGGTTCTCCAGCGAGCCAAGCTACACTTATTGTTGACGGTAACTGATCATGGCCGCTACTGAGATCAAAGTACGGATGCAGCAGCGGCGTGATACAGCCGCAGGATGGGTATCTGCAAACTCAGTGCTGCTTAACGGGGAGCTGGGTTTCGAGACAGATACCTATAAATACAAGCTGGGCGATGGCTCAACTGCCTGGAACTCTCTTGCTTACGCTTCATCTCCAGACAAGTTAATCGAGGGCAATACCGAAGCAGAGGTTGTAGATACCGGTTCTGACGGGCATTTCAAGGTCACAACTGAGGGCACTGAGCGAATCAGAGTTGGCCCTGCCGGGCAGATCGGCATTGCCGGAGCGAATTACGGAACAAGCGGCCAAGTGTTGACTAGCGGTGGTCCGTCTGGCGCAGTGTCTTGGGTCGATGGTGGCATCACCGTCATCGATGGCGGTAACTTCGAGACAGGCGGGTCAGCTGTCACAACTTCCAGTACGATTGATGGAGGCTCGTTCGACTAATGCCAACACCCACCAACAGGACAGCCGTAAGAATTGCTCGCGGCACTTATAGCAATCTCAACAGCAGCCTAGCCGACATACAGGAAGGCGAGATTTGTTACGCAACAGATCAAGATAAGCTATATGTGAAGGAAGGCAGCTCGCTGGTTTCTACGCAGGTTGACTTGTCGTCTGAGATTGGCTCGACTATCCAAGCTTTTGACGCTGACACTGCCAAAACTGATGTAGCTCAGTCTTTCACTGCTGCACAGCGTGGTACGATTTCAGCTATTAGCGTTGCTGCAGGTGATACTACAAAGCAGCTTGATTTTGCGACGGCTAATAACTTCACCTTAACGCTTGCAAATACTGCATCTTGTGAACTGCAAAATCCATCTAATCTGACGGCAGGGCAAAGCGGATCGATATTTATTGTTCAAAGCAGTGCTGGCTCACATTTATTGACTTACGGGTCACAATGGGATTTTGCCGGCGGAAGTGCGCCGACGCTTTCAATTGCTGGAGACGCTGTAGATCGTATTGACTACATCGTGCGGTCTGGTACTTCTATTCACGCTGTTTTCACCGCTGCATACTCATGAGCGTCATTGGTTCTAACGTTCTTGCTGGCGCGTCTGGCGGTGGTGCGGCTGCTGGCTACGAGATTACACGCAGCTTGCGGTTTAATAGTGCTGACAGTGCATATCTAAATAGAACTCCTTCGTCTGCAGGTAATCGCAAGACGTGGACTTGGAGTGGGTGGGTAAAGCGGAGCGAACTTGGTTCTTACCAAGCAATTTTTACTGCCGATGCCAGTAGCGGCACAAGCGCTAACGGCATTTGGTGGGCTGACGATGACTCTCTTTATTTCTTTTTTGGTGGAAACAGCCTATCAACTGCAGTCTTTAGAGATCTAAGCGCCTGGTATCATATTGTTTGCTCCCTTGATACAACACAGGGAACAGATACGGACCGATTTAAGGTTTGGATTAACAACCAGCAAATTACGCAATGGGCATCGGTTACTTGGCCAAGTAGTAATACTGATTATGGAATTAACAACAGCGTAGAGCATGATATTGGACGTAAATTTAATGGATCAAACCCCAGCAATTTTTACCTAGCCGACGTACACTTTATCGACGGTCAAGCACTTGATCCGACTGACTTCGGTGAATTTGACGACAACAATGTTTGGCAGCCAAAAGAGTTTACACCTCCGGCAACTCCTAATGATGGGACAACTTGGAGTTCTAATAGCACAGGAGTTGCTAATGATGGGACAAGTGCGCCCGCAAATGCCTTCGATGGTAATTTAGACACAACTGCGTACACCTCTGGTGGCGCAAACTCTGAATTATATTTCGATATACCTAACTTAACGGTTAATAGTACAGTCCGAGTGCATATCGCGCAGCATTCTGAGACGAATGTATCTTTTTATGTTATCGATACTGATGATGTTAAATACGAATACTTGACTGCTGCTCCATACGCTAAAAAATGGGTAGAGATTACTGGTGTCGCAGGTAAAACAATAAAAAGAATTGGTGCCCAAAGAAACTCAAATGGACACGGATCCTCTCATTATGCTTGGGAAATTGATGGTGTCACGCTTATTGATGGCGACACCTCTAACATAGGTGTAAACGGTTTCCACCTCCCCTTCTCCGACAACAGCAGCAACGCTGCGCTTGGAACGGATAGCAGCGGGAATAACAATACTTGGACGGTTAATAACCTTGTAGCAACTGCGCCTGGCCTAGAGACGGCTAATCAAGGTTTTGATGTTGTTACCTACACGGGCAATGGCAGCACGCAAACAATTAGCGGCTTGGCATTTCAGCCTGATTTTGTTTGGGCAAAAAAGCGCAATGGAACCACTTATCACAATCTCGTGGATAGTGTTCGTGGAGCAAACAAAGAACTATATTCAAATGACACGCTTGCTGAAACAACACCAGTCACTGCTGGACTTACAGCGTTTAACAGCGATGGGTTTACTTTAGGTGCAAATGGCGGGTGGAATAATAACAACGACACCTACGTCGCCTGGTGCTGGAAAGCCGGTGGAACGGCAGTATCTAACACCGATGGCACGATTACAAGTTCTGTAAGTGCTAATACGACTTACGGGTTCTCGATTGTTAGCTATACATCCACAGGAGGTAGCGCCACTGTTGGTCATGGGTTGGGCGCTGCACCTTCAATGGTTATCACCAAAGGTCGCAATGTTGTATCAGCCTTTATTACTCAACACATAAGCTTGGCGACAGACAATGTTCTTTACTTGAATGGCAACGATGCCACTCAAGATGTAAGTGGAAATGGATCATTGCCAAAGCCAGCCTCAACCGTTTTTTCGGTAAATAACCAGACTGGAAGTAACGGTGGAACTCACAACATGATCGCCTACTGCTGGAGCGAGGTTAGCGGCTTCAGTAAGTTTGGCAGCTATGTTGGCACTGGAGTGTCTTCTGGCAATGTAATCACGGTTGGCTTCAAGCCAAGGTTTGTATTAATCAAGAATACAAGTAGTACTGCTAATTGGCGGATATATGACACCGCAAGAGGAAACGATAAAGTTGTGAACCCAAATACCAGCGGTGCTGAATTTACAACAGGTGATCCTCTTAACTTTACTAACACTAGTTTCGAGCCAACTGGCACCACCAATGAAGACACGAACAAGAGTGGCGATACTTACATCTACGCAGCATTTGCTGGAACGCCGCCTGGCGAGATTATTGACAGCCTCGTAGACTCCCCCACTAATGGCACGCAGACAGACACTGGTGCTGGTGGTGAGGTAGTGGGCAACTATGCAATTTGGAACCCCTTGGAACAGCAAAGTCAAGCCACTCTTGCAAACGGAAACCTAGATGTAAGTTTCACCAGCAACGCCGGTCACGCTGTTAAATCAACCTTCGCATTGACTAGCGGCAAATGGTATTGGGAAGTGACAGTCGGCGGCAATGCTGCCGTAGGTATTCAGCAAACTTCTTATGCTGTTTATCAATGGCCTGGCACAACTAGCTACTCATACGGCTATGTTCCTGATGGGCGTAAAGTCAACAACCTGTCCTATAGCAGCTACGGATCAGCATTTTCTAACGGCGACATTGTTGGCATTGCATTTGACGCTGACAACGGCAAGCTCTGGTTTCTATTAAATGGAACGTGGCAAAACTCTGGTGATCCTGCCGCCGGGACCAATGCAGCCTTTAGCTCGTTGACCACTGGAATCGGATGGAGTCCTTCGATTGGTTATTGGTCAAGCACTACCGGAACAGTTAATAGCACAAACTTCGGCCAACGCGCATTTGCCTACACCGCACCAAGCGGCTTCAAAGCACTCTGCACAACGAATTTTGACGACCCAACGATTGCCGATGGTTCGGATTATTTTGATGTTGTTACCTATACAGGGGATGGAAACTCAACACGCACAATTAGCAACATTGGGTTTAGTCCTGATTTGGTTTGGACAAAAGCGCGTAACCAGGCTTACGGTCAAAACTGGTATGACATTGTTAGGACCGCAGGCAAAGTATTGCGCAGCGATCTTACAGATGCTGAAGCAACCAATCATGAGCATGGTTATTTGTCAGCGTTTAATTCAGATGGATACACAATGTCATCAGGCACTACTAGCTCAAAGAATGGCAACGAATTAAATACCACTTACGTCGGATGGGCCTGGGACGCCGGATCATCAACGGTCAGCAACACTGACGGCAGCATTACTTCAAGTGTCCGCGCCAATGCGTCTGCTGGGTTCTCGATTGTTACTTATACGGGAGACGGAACTTCAGGAGCTGGTTCAAGTGTTGGTCACGGGCTGGGCGTAGCGCCAGCAATGGTTGTTACAAAGATGCGTGCACAAAATAGTGGCGGATCGTCTACATCAAACTGGCTTGTGTACCATAAAGACCTAAATGGCAATGTTTCAGGCGATAGACCCTGGACTTTGTATCTAAACGAAACAGCAGCTCAAGCTGATACGGAAGGTTGGGGTGATTATGGCGGGTTCACTTCTAGTGTTTTTACTGTTAGCGATGTAAGCAGTTTTAACGCGCACAACAATAATAGTACCTCTACTTACGTCGCCTACTGCTTTGCACCTGTCGAAGGCTATAGCGCGTTTGGTTCGTACACCGGCAACGGTTCAGCTGATGGTCCGTTTGTGTTCACCGGATTTAGGCCAAAATTTGTAATCATCAAATACTCAAGTGCTTCAGGTACTGATTGGTTAATGTATGATTCAGAGCGAGATACATATAATGTTGTTGATGCAACTTTGTATCCAAACAGCAGTACAGCTGAAAACAATGTAGTTGCTCTTGATTTTACAAGTAATGGTTTTAAGATCCGTGCTAGTACAACCCGAATAAACGCCTCCAGCGGCACTTTTATCTACGCCGCATTTGCTGAGCATCCCTTCAAAACCGCCCGTGCGCGGTAATCTTTAACCATCGCCACCACGGTCATGTTCACTGTCAGCGGCAAGACAATTAAATACGATGTGGCCTGGACTCACCCTGACACAGGTGTCCAGTTCCCGGCGAATTGGCTGCGGCTAACGAGCCTGGCTGAAAAGGAAGCTGTCGGCCTTGTCGAAGTCACCGCACCAGCCGCTGAGGTTTATGACCAACGCTTTTACTGGGGCGTTGACAACCCTAAGCAGCTCAACGATGAGGCGATCCTTGATGAGGATGGTAACGATACCGGCGAAGTTCAGACCGGCCTGAAGACGCAGTGGAAGAACACGCAAAACGAGATTGCCGCCAGTCTTTTGGCTCCATCTGATTGGCGGATCATTAGGGCCAAGGAAACCAGCACCAACATTCCGTCTGTCTGGAAGACTTACCGCGCTGCAGTGCGCACAGCCTGCAACACGCGCCAGACCGAAATCGACGCCTGTGCTGATGTTGCAGCTTTAAAAGAGTTGCTTTTTGGTGCGGCAACGATCACGCAGCAGCAGACTGACGCTGATGGCAATGGCGTTGTCGAACCTGAGATGATCACGGACGATGACGGCAATGAAGTGGCAAACCCACTTGCAGGCAATCCAGTGATGGAGACTGTTGCCAACCCAAACATTGCTACTGCTTGGCCTGATGAACCGTCCTGACCCAATGATTCCCAGCAAGCCTGGAGCGGAAGACGTGGAAGCGATGAGTAATCGCCAGGCATGGATGAACGAGTTGTATCTATACGACGGCCGCGACAAGCGTGACCATCCCATGCACGGGCTGTTTACTGGCTTGGCTCAGAAGTATCAGCAATTTGCAGGCTGATGGCGAAATCACTTAACGGTCAAAATTTCGTTCCTAGCAAGCCAAAAAAGACTAGACAAGGTAATGGATCACATTCAAAACCGTCACATGGACGAAAGAAGTATCGTGGTCAGGGAAAACGTTAATTCTCTTTCCAATGATCAAATTTCTCATTGCGAGTGGTGTCGCCGTTTCAGCAGCTGCGCTGGCATCTCCTGCGCTCGCAGACGTTTACGTGAACCCTGAGTTCAACGGCGGCGTTTATGGCGATGACTATCTTGGTGGAACGCTCAACCTTGATGTGGGTTACGAGACCTCTTCGGGTCCGTATTCCTTCTACATCCAGGGTGGTCCTGCCATTGTGATGCCTGACGGTGCAGACAGCGAAATTGAGTTTGCTGGCAAGTTCGGCGGCTCTGTTTCTGTCACCGATAACGCTTCTGTTTATGCAGAGCTGAGCGGAATGACTGGCGATGAGCTGTCTATTGGTTCAAAACTTGGCATGAAGTACAGCTTCTGACTAGTCTGAGTCTGCAGAGACGCTTCCACCCCTTCTGGTCCTCACACAGCAGAAGGGGTTTTTCTTGCCATGCAGAAACTCTTTAACGTGATGTCTGTTTCCGCTTTCTTTATGAGCGGGGCATTGGTTGCCGGGTCGGTGATGCTTTACACCCGGATCCCATCGCTGACGAAGTATTACATGAGCGAGCTAACGCTAGAAATGACCAAGCTGGTCACGAACATGATGCCAGCTCAGCTTGATCAAGCGATGCCGGAAATGCCGACAAAGACTGGCCTGCCGATCAAATCACCATTTTGACGTTGGCGGTTGGATCGTCGTCATGAGCTTCCGGCCCGAAACCTTCCGCCTTGATCCGTTCAGCAAAGTTCGTTTCTGGCGCGGGTGCTTCTGGTTTCTGGTCAAACGACGCTAGCCATTCGCGCAGATTGTCACCAGTTGGTGTGCCTTTCGGCCATTTCACGAATTTGAGAATAGCCTTGTGGTCGGTGAACAGCCTTGCTGTCTTGCCAGACATTACGGTGTAAACAATGGGCGGGCCCTCTCGTCTGCGGTTGCGCTCAATCCAGAGCTGACCCGCTGTAAACCGTTCTGATTTCATGCCAGAGATTCCTGAGATTGGGGTGCAGTCTGTATCCGTTCCAGAGATTCCTGCATGGCGTTCAATGCCCCCACAGAGTATTCCAAATGCCCCACCCATCACGCTCCAGCTTGGTTTTCCAGTCGCGGATATTCCTGGCTGCGTGGAGACTCGAAATGCGCAAGCCGGAAATGAAGACGCTTACACCGATGATCCGCGTGGGAACGTGGTTGTCTGTGATGGCACGATGCCTTCATACAAGCCGCTGGATTTTACGCCCGGTGCTCTGAGGTACGAAAGGCCAAAGCCGCCAGCGATTGATCCAGACATAGAAAAACCGGCTGATGTCTCAAGTCAGCCGGGCGGTGTCTCTCCCACGCCGAGTCCTGTTCTCGACATTTCAAACGTAGCCACAGAGCTTCCATGTCCTCCACCTGACGCAATTCCTTTAGGTGCGAAGAACAAATCGCAAACTGCCGTCATCATTGGTTACGAAAGGGTCAACGGCAAATGTGAGGTGATCTATGAGCCGCTGGACGTACCAACGATCATCGGCAATTATCTGCCTGGTGCACCTGTTGTGGCAACGACGGCCACGATTGCCGCAGTAGCGACCACGGCAGCCATCTTCGCAAAACCATTAGGTGACTTTCTGCTTAAAGCCGTCAAGCCAACGGTCAAAAAAGCAATTAAGAAGATCAAGGAGAAGTTGGGGCGGAAAGTTCCTGTTGAGTCTGCTTGGCAGCGCCGGAAGATTCAGCGGGCTTTGCGTAAGTGATGGAATGGATGTGGGGCGGGGTTACGCCGGGCGGATTGGTTAGGACAACATCAGCACAAATTTTGGCGTAAGGCGAGTCAGGATGAAACATGATGCCTTTTTGCATCAGCTCGGCACAGTTCTTAAGCCTGGCTAGTTCATAGTTGAGGCGCTTGTCTGCCAATGCAGCGTCTAGCAATGCCACTTGTTTTTCAGCAGCCTTTTGGCAGCTTCTGACATGCTGACGATCTAGCGGGATCGAGATTGTGGCGGTGATTCCGCCATTGATTGAGAAGTTGGTTTTTTGACCTGTGCGAACAGGTTTATAGAAAAGGACATTGCCCGGATTATCGGGCCTGCCATCTGGGACGGGATTACCTTCCGGATCAAACGCGCCAACGAGATCGAGAGTGTCATAAACCGGCTCGCCATAGTGCGATTCATACGGAGTCGCCCAGCTGGTAGTTGAGCTAAGGAAGGGATTGATGTTGAGCGTTGCACCTTGGCAACTAATTCCCCCGCCATATGTATTTGTAAATTGGCGGCTTGGCACGACTTGCACAGCCTGATTTGTCACACTTCCGGAGCTATTAGCGACTGGTGCAGCGGTACTTGAAACCTGTGCTTGTGCTGGAGCGGAAAGCAGCAAAAGCGTTGCAATGACTCGCTTCATTGGGTGAAGGTGCTTGTCGTCTCCGTTAAGGATTCAATGTCAGTTTCCCTGTTAATGAGGGTGTGATTAACAAGGCCAGGGCCTTGGAGGGTCTCGACAAATTGAAAGCTAGCGCCTTGATTCACGATGCTCCAGGCTGGCTTATCAGCAGGGTCAAGGCCAACCCAGCGACTTGAGATACCGTTGAGTGTGTTGGTTGTAGTGGTCAAAGCACGAGGTGCGATCTCCCCGTTCACTGGAGCGATGTTCGTTCCAGAAACACTGAGTTCATAGCCTGTGCGGTATTCATACGAATTGATGACCTCGTTTACCTTGGTCTTGGTTGTTGTCTTGCTGTTCAAGACACCTTGTTGAAAATTTGGGACAACAGGGACGGCTTTAGCTTCTGGAGCGGCAAGAGCTATGACGCAAAGAACGCCCCAAGTGATCCAAATTCCTGTCCACATCACTTGATGGTCAACTCTTGGATGACTTGTCCGATTGCCTGAGTGCCAGCGCCACCAGCTGTGATGGTGAGTGCGCCGTCTGTGGCGATTGTGCCTGCAAGGCTGCCAGCCACACCGCCTGAAGTTGTGGTGGTTTGACCAAGCATTGGGAGTGAACCAACTATTCCGGAGGTGACGGAGGTTGCTGTTGGTGTTGCGTCTCCTTCAATAAATGATTCTGTAAGGCTAAAAGCGTCCCCAGCAGTAGTGACGCTGTAATCGGCAGGAGTGTAACCAACAGCGGAACCGGCAGTAAGGGTGCCAAGACCACCAGCAGTGTCCAGATTGATGTTATTACCAGATATTGAATACGTTGACGGAATCCGCGTCGCGACTGATCCGGCTCCATCGACAGACAGTGAAACGCTGGATTGGATTCTATGGGTGATGTCAGCCTGAGCTGGTAAAGCGGCTGTAAGGGTGATGCCCAATACCAAAAGTGTGCGTTTCATTTTGGTTTGGCGGTAGATGGTTCTTCCTTAATTGTAGGCTCCTCTTTTTTCTTTCTATTGTTCCCGACTGCTAAGCCAAAGGATGCTGCCGTGCCAGAAAGGATTGAGGCTGGGTAGGTTGGATCGAGCGATTGCTTAAAGACGCCAAGGTAGTTGGCGGTCAGGATTGCCATCGACCAGCCAAGCAAAACGATCTTGACGACATCGCCTAGCCGCGAGTTTCCGTCATCCTGTTCTTGGACTT